ATCAAGGCAACTCTCGAGGAACCGCTGGCCGGTGATTTAGGCAAAAAGTTTATTACTGACGCCCGCGCAGCCGGCGCAGAGTATCAGCGACTATTTGGCGGCGTTGGCTTCAGTGATCAGGGTGGCACGGGCAGTGGTGTCGATCCCAAAGCTCTGGAAGCGGCCAAGCAGGCTGCAAAGGACGCTGCGTCGGCAGCGAAGAAACTGAGCGATACCTTCAAGGGTTCAGAGACCGACCTGCAGCGCCAGATCGCGCTGATCAATACCAGCGCGGATGCGCAGAAAAACGCCACGGAAGTGGACAAGATCCGCTTCGAAGTTGCATCGGGCAAGCTCGTCGGGATCAACGCTGTTCAGCAGAAGCGCCTCGAGGGTCTGGCATCTGAACTGGATGCTCTCCAAAAGCTCAAGGTTGCGAACGAGGAAGAGGCCAAGGCCGTCAGCTTCCTGGCCACCCTCAAAGATGAAAACGCATCCATCGGCGCTGGCTTCGATATGGAGCTTGCTGGTGCAGGGATGGGCGACAAGGCCCGTGACCGCCTGAAGCAGGATATGGCCATTCAGGAGGATTACGCGCGCAAGGCCGCAGAGCTCCAGGCGCAACGCAACTCCGGCGATATAAGCGCCGAGCTGTACGCCAAAGAGACCGGCATGCTCTCCGAAGCGCTGGCTGAGCGGATGGTTAAGCAGCAGGACTATTACAATCGTGTCGACAAGGCCCAGTCCGACTGGATGGCGGGCGTGAGTGATGCCTGGAAAAACTATGTAGACGCCGCCGAAAACTACTCGGCGATCGCGGCCGACTTCGTCTCCGGCAGCCTGAATGATTTGACCGGCGGCCTGGGCAACGTGTTCTCCGACGTGGTCACCGGTGCAAAGGACGCTGGAGACGCTATCGCTGACTTCGCTGGGAACATGTCCAAGTCGGTTATCAACGCTCTGGGCGACATGGCGGCGCAGTGGTTGGTCTATCAGGGTATTCAACTGCTCGTTGGTAAAAGCGGCCAATCGGCGGCGGCCACCGGCTTGATCGCCAACGCGCAGGCAGCGTCTGCGCAGGCAGCGCTGAACGCTTACGCATCGACCGCCGGTATTCCGCTGATCGGTCCAGCTGCTGCGCCGGCCGCCGCACTCGCCGCTGCTGCTGCAACTGCGCCAATGGTCGCCGCCGTATCCGCATCCGCACTCGCCGGTATGGCCCACAACGGCATGGACAACATCCCGAAGGAAGGCACCTGGCTGCTCGATGGCGGTGAGCGCGTGCTCAACCCGAACCAAAACCGCGACCTGACCAGGTATCTGGCTGATAAGGCCGGGAGTGGTACTGGCGGGGCACCGTCTTTCACCATCAACGCGCCTGTCACGGTCGAGGCACAGCCCGGCATGAGCGCTGCTGAAGCTGCAATTCAGGGCAAGGCGATAGGCGACAGTGCTGCGGCGCAGATCCGCCAAGTGCTCCAGCAAGAAATGAGGCAGGGCGGCCTGCTCTGGAGACGCGCGTAATGGCTGAGACATTCGATTTTGATGTACAGGTCGGCGCGTCCGGCGATGTGAAGCAACGCACATGGTCGAACGACTTTGGTGACGGCTACACCCAGGCTGGCGGCGTCGGTATCAACACCAAGTCTCAGGCGTGGGACGTGACGGTGACCGGACGGTTCGGCGTGGGCCAAAAACTCCAGCAGGTCCAGGACTTTCTTGACCGACATGAGGGGTTCAAGTCATTCCTCTGGACTCCGCCTGGCAGCGGGCAAGGGCGGTATACCGCCAACGGCTACAAACTGTCGACCCTCGGCGCTGGCCTTCACTCGCTATCCACCAGCTTCAAGCAAACCTTCAAACCCTGACCCCGCCAAGTGCGGGGTTTTTCGTAGGTAACCACCATGATTTACAGCGCGGACATCCAGAAGCTGGAGCCCGGCAACCAGATTCGCCTGTACGAACTGGATGCGACGAGGCTGGGAGCCACGCTCTGGCGCTTCCACGGGCATGAGCATGAGGGCGACATCATCTGGCAGGGCCAGCTGTATTCGCCTATCCAGATCGAGGTCACCGGTTTAGATATCCGTGGTGATGGCCGCCCAGCCATACCCAAGCTCAGGCTGGCCAACGAGCTGTCGGGCATTCCGCGAGCTGTTTCTGCTCTCTGCCTGCAGTTCAAGGATCTGGCCGGGGCGAGCTTCAAGGTGATCGAAACCTTCAAGCACTTTCTGGATGCCGCGAACTTCGACGGCGGCAATCCGGATGCTGCTGATCAGAGCCGCACCAGCCTGTGGAGAATCGAGCAGAAGACCGAAGAGAACTTTTCGGCGGTCGGCTTCGAGCTTTCCAGCCCCATCGACATGGAAGGCCAGCAGCTGCCGTCCCAGCAGATCACTAAGTTGTGCCGCTGGGCGATGCGCGGCCAGTACCGGCAGGAGGCTTGCGCCTACACAGGCACCGCGTATTTCGACAAGAAGAACGAACCCACCGACAACCCTGCGCTTGACCGCTGCGGGGGCTGGTGGAGCAGCTGCAAGTTGCGCGGCAATACCCGCCGGTTCGGCGGCTCAATGGGCGCAAGCCTGATCGCCAAGGGGTAACCATGCGAATCAATCAAAAGCTTCAGGACGCCATGCGGGCACACGCCGAGCAGTCACACCCGGCCGAGGCCTGTGGGCTTCTGATCAAGACCGACGCCGGTCGTGAGTACGTACCGTGCGGCAACGTGGCCACCAACCCGCTGCAGCACTTCCTTATCGACAAGCACGACGCTGCGGCGGCAGAAGACAGGGGCGAGGTGCTGGCCATCGTGCACAGCCACCCCGACCGAGCCGCAACGCCGAGCATGACCGATCTGGTCAGCTGTGAGCTGCATGAATTGCCCTGGGCGATTGTGGGCTGGCCTGGCGGCGACATTCAGTGGTTCAAGCCGAGCGGCTTCCAAGCCCCTTTGCTGGGCCGGGACTTCTCGCATGGCCTGCTCGATTGCTGGTCTGCCTGCCGGGACTGGTACGCCCGCGAGGCCTCACTGTCGCTGCCGAACTTCGAACGCAAGGAACTGTGGTGGGAAGATCCGGACAGCCCCAGCCATTACGAAGAGAACTACGAGGCCTGCGGCTTCGTACGGGTCGAACAGCCCCAGCGGGGCGACCTGCTGGTGTTCCAGATCCCGACCGTGGGTAGGCCTTGTCATTTCCCAAACCACGCCGCGATCTACCTCGGGGCCGATGCCAGCCTGCACAGCGAGGACGCGCCGGCACTGGGCGGGTCTGGTCCGTTCATCTATCACCACATGCCCGGTCGCCTGGCTGCCCGTGAGGTCTACGGCTGGTCGATGGCCAACCGCGTGAAACTGATCCTGCGCCACAAGGAATACACCCCATGACCATGCGCACCATCGTGCTCTACGGCGTTCTGCGCAAGCATTTCGGCCGGGAGTACCGCATTGATGTACACAGCGTGCGCGATGCCGTGAATGCCCTTTGCGCGATGAAGCCTGGCTTCGAGAAGTTTCTGCGGACCGGCGAAGAGCGTGGCTTGGTGTTCAGCGTCTTCTGCGGCAAGCGCAACGCCGGCGAGGCCGAGTTCGATATGCAGGGCAGCGACAACACCGATATCCGCATCGTGCCGCTGATCCAAGGCAGCAAGCAGGCTGGCCTGTTCCAGGTGGTGCTGGGCGTCGCGCTGGTTGTGGGCGGCCTTGTCTCCGGCGGTACGAGTACAGCACTCGGCCTCGGCCTGCTCGGTGCGGGTGCGGCGACAGGTCTTGGCGGAGTGGTGCAGATGCTTTCGCCGACGACGACCGCCAGCGTCGGCAGCAACAACGACGATGGAAACAACCCCAGCTATGGCTTTGGGGGCGCGGTGACCACCGTTGCCCAGGGCAACCCCTATCCCGTGCTCTACGGCGAACGAGAGATCGGCGGTGCCGTCGAGTCGGGCGGCATTTACACACAAGATCAGATTTGATCATCAGGTAACACCAGACCCGCTTCGGCGGGTTTTCTTTTTTCTGGGGGCGGTATGGGAAGTGCGGTAGCAGCGCGAAGCATTCGCGGGAGCAAGGGCGGCGAGGCCACGCAGAAGCAGCCGACGATTGCGTTAAACAGCAGAGCTTCCATTGCCACCGCGCGCATCGTCTACCTATGGAGCTGGGGGCCGATCGTAGGCCCAGTGGACGGACTGCGCTCGGTAAAGCTCGACGGTACTCCGTTGGTGGCCGAGGACGGGACGGTCAACTTCCCAGGCGTGAAATGGCAGTTCCGCAATGGCGAGCTGAACCAGCAGCGTCTTGAGGGCATTGCCGAGTCCAGCAACGAAGTCGACGTAAACCAGCAGCTGCTCAGCACCACGCCCTACCTGCGTACCGTGAATAACCCGGTGCTGGATGCGCTGCGCATCCGGCTCAGCTGGCCACAACTCCAGTCGCAGGACCAGGCCGGCAACATCAACGGCGTGCGAATCGATTATGCGATTGACCTGGCCACTGATGGCGGGCCGTTCGTTCAGATGCTGGCGGACTTCGTAGACCGCAAGAACGTCACCAAGTACGAACGCAGTCACCGCATCAACCTGCCTGCTGGCAGCCGTTGGACTATGCGCGTGCGCCGGATCACACCCGAAGCCAACAGCTCGCTGATTCAGGACAGCATGTTCATCGAGGCGGTGGCCGAGGTCGTAGACAGCGATCAGGAATTTCCGCTCACCGCCGTGGGCTGCGTTGAATATGACGCCCAGCAGTTCGGCGGCGATATCGCCAAGATCGCGGTGTTGATGCGCGGGCGCATCGTGCGCGTGCCCACCAACTACGACCCTGAGACGCGGACCTATGCCACCTCTGGCGCAGGCACCAGCAACGGGATATGGGACGGCACATTCAAAGAGGCTTACACGAACAACCCGGCCTGGGTGTGCTACGACCTGGCGCTGAACCCTTACTACGGTCTTGGGCACCGGATCGATGCCACGATGGTGGACCGCTGGAACCTGTACCGCATTGCGCAGTATTGCGACCAGATGGTGCCGAACGGCATGGGCGGCACGCACCCCCGGATGACTTGCAATATCTACCTGCAAAAGCAGGCGGATGCCTACGCGGTACTGCAGGACCTGTCGGCCATCTTCCACGGCATGAGCACTTGGGATGGCAGTCAGATCACGTTCAACGCCGACATGCCCGGCGACCCGGTCTACACCTACAACCCGTCGCAGATCCTGAACAATGGTGAAATCCAGTATTCGGGCACCCGGGCGCGCGACCGCCACAACCTGGCAATGGTGACGTGGGACAACCCGGACCAGAGTTTTGCGACGGACAAAGAGCCCGTCTTTGATGATGTGGCGATGGCTGAATCTGGATCGGTCAACGAACTCTCGGTAGACGCCTACGGCTGCACTTCACTCGGGCAGGCGCAGCGCGCTGGCCAGTACGCGCTGATCACCGAACAGACGCAGACAAGGCCCGCGACCTTCCGCGTCGGCTTGGACGGCGGCATTCCGAAGACAGGGCAGATCATTGCCGTGGCTGACCCCATGCTGGCCGGTCGTGCGAACGGCGGGCGGATCAGCGCGGTGGCGGGGCGCGTCATCACCGTTGACCGCGACATCGATCTGTCGACCGGTGCCAAGCTGCGGGTGAACCTGCCCAGTGGCAAGACGGAGGCGCGGGTTATCACTTCGCTTGAGGGCCGGCGCGTGACCGTCGCCGCCAGCTTCAGCGAAGTGCCGGAAGCTGAGTGCGGCTGGATACTCGAGTATGAAGACCTGAAAACGATGCAGTTTCTGGTGCGTAACATCACACGCCCGGAATGGCATCAATACCAGCTCGAGTGCATCCAGCACGAACCGAGCAAGTTTGACGCTATCGACTTCGGCGCCGTCGTGGACATCCGCCCTATCAGCGGCATTCCAGTAGGCGTGCAAGCTGCGCCGGGCGCAGTGTTCGTGACACAGCACGTTGTGATCGAGCAGGGCATCGCGGTTACCAACATGACCATCAGCTGGGACGCTGCGCCAGGCGCGGTTGCATACGACGTGGAATGGCGCTGGGGCTCGCGCGAGTGGGTCAAGGTGCCGCGCACTGGCGAGCAGTCGGTGGATGTGCCGGGTATCTACTCCGGTCAGTACATGGCCAGGGTGCGCGCTGTCAGCGCCTTGAACGTCTCGTCCTTGCCGGCCACGTCGCTGCTGACGAACTTGCAGGGCAAGACCAGCTTGCCACCTGCCGTCACGTCGCTGACTGCCGCGTCGCTGATCTTCGGCATCAAGCTGAAATGGACTTTCCCACCAGGCGCAGAGGACACACAGCGCACAGAAATCTGGTACGGGCCGACGACCGACTTGGCCAAGGCTACGAAGCTCAGCGACCTGGCCTACCCGCAGTCGGAACACGTCATGCAGGGGCTGCTGGCGGGGGTGACGTTCTTCTTCTGGGCGCGGCTTGTGGATCGGACCGGCAATGTGGGTCCGTGGTATCCGACCGGCGTGGGCGTCATGGGGCAGACCAGCAGTGATGCTGGAGCGATCCTTGAAATGATTGCTGGGCAGATCACCGAAACCGAACTCGGCCAGAAGCTGCTGGAAAAGATCGAGCTGATCGAGAAGCTGCAGGATCAGGTCAATGCGCTTGACGGGCTCAAGGCCTACAACCCAGACGATACCTATGAAAAAGGTCAGTTGGTGGTGGGTGATGGCCGGATCTACCAGGCTGAAAAGGCGGTGCCCAAAGGAACGCCGCCGCCGAATGCGGACTACTGGGAGGACGTGGGCAACCTGCTGGAGACGGCAAACGGGTTTGCTGCCCAGATATCCGCCAACACCACCGACATCTCCGAGCTCAACGGCGTGGTCACCGCCCAGGCATCGAGCATGCAGGCGTTGCAGGCCGCGTACAGGGACGATGACGGGGAGGGTGAACTCGCGGATGCGCTGAAGGGATACAGCAGCACTGCCAGCATCGTGGCCGAGTCCAAAGTCCGGGCAAGCGAGAATGAAGCAACGGCACGCACGGTCACCCAGCTGACAGCCACGGTGAACACCAGCAGCGCACAGGTAACTGATTTGCGCGAGGTGGTGAGTACCAATCAGGCCGCTACAGCAGCGGCCATCACGCAGCTCACGACGAAGGTCGGCGATAACTCGGCGGCCATCCAGTCAGAGGCAAACGCTCGTTCGACTGCTGACGGCGCTCTGTCGAGCAAGCTAGATCAGGTGCAAGCCACGGCAAATGGTGCCAGCGCTGCGGTTCAGACTGTCAGCTCGGCGCAGGCAACCACTGACGGCAAGCTGGCGGCAATGTACACCGTCAAGTTGCAGGTGAACTCTAACGGCCAGTACGTCATGGCGGCGATAGGCGCAGGCATTGAGAACGTTGGCGGGGTGCTGCAGAGCCAGATCCTTATGTCTGCCGACCGGTTCGCACTGGTGAACACGCTGGCTGGCGGAGCGATATCGACGCCGTTCGTTGCCCAGAATGGGCAATTGTTCCTCGGTCCGACCTTCATCATGGACGGCACGATCACCAACGCGAAAATCGGTAGCTTCATCAGCTCCACCGACTACGTAGCCGGGCAGCGTGGATGGATCTTGCGCAAGGACGGGACGCTTGAGATCAACGGATCAGGCGCTGCAGGCGGCAGGCTGGTGGTCACCAATAGATCGGTACGCGTGTACGACGCCAACAACGTCAAGCGCGTGCAGTTGGGGGACCTCAGCGAATGAGCAACGGAATGAGGGTATGGGGCGCAGATGCTGCGCTTCAGCTGGACGAGAATTCGTTCACGATTCGGGTTGTGCTGTCGACGCTCGTCACCTTCTCCGGCACCACAAAGACCAGCCAGGACTTTGCTGTGCCGGGTGTCGGGCCGGGTAACGGTGTTGCAATCGTGATACCGGCTGGCGCTTACGACAGCAATCAGAGGCAGCACGAAACGGAACTCGTTGACGGTACCGCCAGGGTTTACAACCACACAAGAACTTACGGCTCAAGCACGGTTTCAACCGGCACCATGCGGCTGCTTGTCATGAGGTTTTCATAATGGCGGAAGCATATGGCCTGGAGTTTTCCAACAACAGCAATGTGGTAGTTCTCGATTCGCAATACGCGCGCCTGATGGTGATTGCTTCAGGTCGCTATCAGCCCACCGAGGAAAGCGGGCTTGGCTCAACCACCTACTTTCCTCGGCCTGTTACTTCACAAGAGCCGCCCCTAGTGTTTGTGCGGCCTGACACCGTTAGCGCGGTTGCAGGCCTTTGCATGATGCGCCTTATCGGATCGGCCGGTAACTGGACGGGGTTCTATGTGCGGGCGTATGACGTGAACACCGCTCAACCCAATGGCCGCTATTTCGTCGCTCAGTTCGCCGCCCAGCCTGTGGCTGACTTCGGGATGCGGCTATGGGATGGCGCGACCAACTTGCTGTTTGATTCTGGTACTTCAAGTGCGAACTTCACTCGCTCGTTCCAATCGTGGACCTATGAGAGGTTTGATTACACCAGCCAGAATCTTGTCAGGTGTTATTACTCAGTGCCGTTTAACTTTCCTGATAACGAATATCTATTGATTAATTCTTTCGGTATGGGTCTGAACTCGGGCAGTGCCATATCGCGGGCGCTGTATTGCTGGTGGGACTTTCCGAACAGCAAGCTTTACGCGATCACTATTGCATCCGCCAACCCAACAGCATTTTTTCTACCGGCAGTCTTCGCAAAGATGAATGTCTGAAACCCATTTAGTGAGTAAAGAGTATGCCTTGGTATAAAGCTGGGACGGTTTCCGTCACCCAAAATTCGAACGCGGTGATCGGCAACAATACTGCGTTCATTTCAAACGGCCGGGTGGGGGATGGAATTCGCTTGCCCGATGGCGGCTGGTACGAGGTCACCAACATCGCCAGCGATACAGCGATCTCGATATCCCCAAACTATCAGGGCGCGTCGAACAACGCAGGCGGTTATGCACTCGCCCCTCTGCAGGGCTACGTCAAAGAATCAGCGGATGCTCTGCGGGCGCTTGTGAACAAGTTCGGTACGCAGCTGGCCGCACTCGGCACCACTGGTAACTACGACATTCTCCCAGTGACAAAGGGTGGTACTGGCCGCACTGACGGAAGGGCGCTGTTCTCAGAGGTTGGAGTGCAGCAGGCCAGCGCGCTTTACAACGTGCAAGGCATGTACATGGGCTGGAACTCGAGCTCACAGGGCGAGGGCCATTTCGTTGTCAACCGAGGCGGCGGTGCTGGTGGGTATTCGTGGCGATCGGTGAATTCCGGGAATACAGCCACCGGCCCCAGCATGACCTACAGCTACGACGGGCTGCTGACAGTTTCATCCTTGTCCGTAACTGCTGCGCCTATTGGCATCGCATCCGGCGGTACGGGCGGCAACAGTCAGGCCACGGCACGAAAGGCTCTTGGTATAGGCAACGATCAAGCTCCCACCTTCGGTGGACTCGAGCTCAGCAACATCAGTCCTTATATCGACTTCCACTATAACAACACCGCAGCGGACTATGACGTCAGGCTGATTAACCAATCAGCTGGCGTGCTGACACTGCAGGGAGCGATGCAGGTCACGGGAAGGCTTGAGTCGGCAGGCACCTGGTGCAGGGCAGGGCTGAGCGCCGGTCGTGGCGGCACTGTTTACAACTACAACTGGACCGGCTCTAACGTCGACGTCTGGATCGACAATACCTACGTCGGGACCATGACGCTGTTCGGGTCTGACTACCGGTTCAAGAAGTACATCACCGATGCGAAAGTGCCGTCGTACCGTGATCGCATCAACGCTTACAGAATCGTCACCTACCAGCGCAAGGTGTTCGGCGCGGTGTTTCGTGGCGATGGAACCACCTATCAAGGCTTGATTGCGCATGAGGCGCAGGCGGTAAATCCCTTGGCTGTGACCGGCGAGAAGGACGGCGTCGACGAAAATGGCAACGCACGCATTCAGCAGCTGGACCCGATGGCCTTGATCACCGATCTAATGGGCGCTGTCAAAGAGCTGCACTCAGAATCGGTAGAGCTGCGTGCCGAACTGGCCGCGCTCAAGGCTGCTGCACAGCCAGCGGCAGAACCTACCGCCGCGTAAAGCCTGCACAGCGACACCCGCACCCCGCTTTTTGCCTGGAGAAACATCGATGCCGATCACCACGCAGCAACTACTGCAGATCCTCCCGAACGCCGGCCAGAAAGCCGGCGTTTTTGCACCCGTCCTCAACACGGCGATGAGCAAGTACCAGATCGTGACCCCTCTGCGCATTGCGGCATTCATCGCCCAGGTTGGTCATGAGTCCGGTCAGCTGCGTTACGTTCGCGAGCTGGGCGGTAGCGCCTACCTGTCGAAGTACGACACCGGCAAGCTGGCGGAGCGCCTCGGCAACACACCCGAGGCCGACGGCGACGGCCAGTTGTATCGCGGGCGGGGCCTGATCCAAGTGACGGGGCGTGCCAACTACGAGGAATGCGGCGAAGCGCTGGGCCTGGACCTGATCAACCATCCCGAATTGCTCGAGCTTCCGCAGCACGCTGCGATGTCGGCGGCGTGGTTCTGGCACCGGGCCGCGCTCAATACGCTGGCCGACAAGGGAGACTTCCTGACCATCACCAGGCGGATCAACGGGGGCACGAACGGCTTGGCTGATCGGCAGGCGCTGTATACCCGAGCGCTTGAGGTGCTGGCGTGAAGGCCCTGCCGTGGAAGGCATTCGGCCTGCTGCTGATCCTGCTAGCGCTGGCCGGTGCATTGTACGGGGCATACCGGCACGGCGTGACCGTCACCGATCTGGCCTGGAAGGCGAAGTGGGCCGAGCAAGTCAGCGCCCAATCCGAAGCGGTGGCCACCACGACAACCGAGTACCGAACCGAAGAGCAACGCCGCCAGAAAGCGGCCAACCAGGTGGCAAACGATGCGAGACAAGAACAGACCGCTGCGCTTACTGATGGCTCTGTCGATGATGCTTCTGGTGAGCTCATGCGCATCGAAGCCGGAAAGATGGCAGCAACCGCAAGTTGCGTGCCCAGTGATACCGGAGCTTCCGAGCGAGGCAAGGCAGCCACCCGCGCCGCCATGGTGCTCTCCGACTTGCTCGGCAGGGCTGACGCGCGAGCGAGAGAGCTGGCTAAGGCTTATGACCAGTCCCGAATAGCCGGGCTGGCGTGTAACCGCGTTGTCGAAGAGCTATCCAACACCACCAATTCAGCCAGGCCGTAG